TAGTTCTGATATCATCTTTTCTGAGTTGATCATACTGTCCTAAAGATTCTGGGTAGCCAAGTCCAGTCATCCATTTGTAAATTGAAAGATAGTTTTCCATCTTTTCATCTACTAAGAAACTTACCGTCAAATCATCATACAAAACTTTATCGCCAGGCACAGGAATATCCTTCAAATAAGTTGGTTGAATTGCAGTTCCCATGCTTATTTGAGGTATGTTCGCAGATTGGCAAAGAAAATCAACCTTTGGTGTCTTCGTTAGAATCAATTTAAAACCAACAGGAGACATGTAGTTCCTATTAGCAATTTGTTTGTCAAAGGGTGATACTGAATCAGTCATTTACTTTTTGCAATTTTTTAATTCTTTTAGCGTAAAGAATATCAGCAGTTGAATATAAAATTGGATTTTTCTTTGATCTTTTGATTAAAATTTTTGCGGCTTTCTGATCATCCATATTACTATTTAGACACAAAAAAAGAGAGGTATTTAACCTCTCTTCTAATCATTGAAAAAATTTATCAAGAGTTATAATCCCATCATCTCTTTTGTTTATTTTTACTAATTTACTGCACCAAGGACAATCTGCTAATAACTCATTATGTTTAACACATTTTTTACTTGGGTTTTCTAATCCAACATAATCATAAATCCAATCTATCCCAACCTCTGATGAATTTACATATAAATCATTAAAAACTATAAGAGATTCTTCCCAAGTTTTTTTTGATTTTGGATTATGTGGATACCAAATATCAAAAGTGTTTGCAATTTTAAGAGTTTCGATTACAGTTTCAATAGGCACACCGTAGTCATCTGGATATTCATCTAGATATTTCATCAAGTTGTTTTGATATCTATTGCGAATTAAATCACCTGTTCCTGTGTTAATTCTAACCATTCTACCATATATTTGAACTGGAATATATGTGCGAATTTCATATGGTTTACGAACTCGGCATATGACAGTTTGTGCAAAAATAGGAACATTAATACCAGATCTAGCTCTATCAACAACAATTAAAAAACGAAGAGCGTCATTCGGATCATTTAATCTTTCTATAATCGTTTGTTCATCAACTCTATTTTTATTTCCTTCCAGATCCCATATGGTGCAACCTCCACCACCGTCTTCAACCATAGTGGCAATCATTTTACTACCTTCATCAAATCCAAGATCATCCACAAGATAATTGGTTATTAGTTCTTTTACTTCAGATAAAGGACATCCCCATATGCCATTAACATTTCCACAAATATACAGACTTGTTAATTTTGATTTAATATTAGGATCTTCAAATTTTAATTTTTCTAGTTGTTCTTCTTGATCAAATAATGAAGATAGACTATTGTGAATTTGCGAGGATATGCTCTTTCTTCCCTGATGTTTTTCAAAATGATATTGATATGTATTTTTCAACCAAGATTGAAAGGGAGCTATTTGAGGTAAATCTACTAAATCACTACATATAATAAATTGATCACTTAAACTTGGAATTTGTTGTGTGTGATGAACTGTAGGGGTGGCTGTAAATCCTATCACACGAGGATTTATATCTCTCCATTTTTTAATCTTATCCCATGATTTTGCTAGAAATTCAGTTGGATAACCAGTAACTTGTTGATATGGTTGTTTTCCTTTATCAGCACAACCTATAAACTGGTGAGCCTCTTCAATAATTAAAATTGAATCTTTTGCATATTTAATTAATTTGTCAAATTGACTTATGAATAAATGATGAGTTATAGAATAACAACATACAATATTAGGAACTTGTTCTGGAAGTTTTAAAGTATCTTCTCTAGGATCTAATGCATAATGAAATATATATTCGTTATTTGATAAATTACTGACATTATCAAAAGTTCCATCATCTGAAACTTCTCTAGTTGGAGCTAATCTAAAAATATATTTACAATTCTTAAATGCTTTTTTAAGGACAAGTGGCATTTCATTGCCTTGAAAATATGATTTACCACCGCCTGTTTGAAGAGAAAAAATTTTAACTTTATCTCTTGTTAATATATCACTATTTACTACTTTTGAAAAATTTTCGGCAAAACTTTGATAGGGAGTTTTAACCCTTGATGTTACTGTCATGTTCGTTCTCTAATAAACGTAAGTTAAATTAGATTTTAAGGGAAATCTCCCACCTATCACTATGAATGAATAGGCACATTACTATTTATATGATATCATAAAGACAAAAAAAAGCAACCCCGAAGGATTGCTTTGTGTTGAATATGCAATATGACTTACATAAGGTTTGTAACAGATACTCTTCTGTAGTAACGGTTTGCGTTAACAGTAAGTGCGCCTGATCCAGCAGTTGTACCCTGTGAGAATGGGTTTTCGACCATTCCGTAACGAGTCTTAAAGCCGATTTTTGGTTGGAATGTATCCTGACCAACAGCTCTAACCATCTGTAATGGAACGTAAGGACAGTAGAATAGTCCAGCGTCATAAGGTGATGTACCTTTGTAACCGATAACATAGTACTGAGTTGCAGCACTGTTAGCAGCGAATGGGTCGATGTAAACTCTATACTTACCGTTGATAACACCAGCAAATGTATTACCTGTGTCGTCTACGTTTAAGTTAGCGTTAAGTGCAGGGGTGTAATCTAGAACACCAGCCATTGTTAGTGCAGAAGCAACGTCTGCGGAACATAGGATAATGTTACCCTTTCCACGACGAGTTCTTTGTGCAATAGCGTTTGCATCTCTTTCAATCTGGAATAGAAGTCCTTTGAACTTCTCAACAGACCATCTTCCGTTTGAGTCAACATCTAAGTTGAATGTACCAGCAGATGCTACGTTGACCTGAGCACCTGTCTCAGCAGTCTTGTAGATTGTTCTGATAACTTCTCTGTTTATTTCAGCAAGTATTTCAGTTGATAGAATGTTTGCTAACTCAGCCTCAGCGTTCAATCCGTGGATTGCCTTAAGGTCTTGAGCTAATTCTAAACTGTACTGTGCTTTTAGAGCTCTTGACTTCGCAGTCACAGTAACTTTCTCGATTGAGAAAGCCATCTCGTTGAAAGTCTTACTGCTTTCTCCAAGATCTTCTGCGTCATCTGTACGCATACCTTGACCAACATCATATGCAACCTGAGTAGCATTAGTTGAAGGGTTAAGTGCGCCTGGGTTAGTACCTGACTGAGCAGTTGTACCTAAACCAGTTGTAACAGAACCCATACCATCTGTGTAGGTATTTTCTTGGTTCTGTCCAGAGAATGCTGAATCTGGTTCGTTGAAGAATGCTTCTGATCCAAGCATCTTGTTTCCATCTGGATTATCCACATAACGTGATCTCATCGCAAAGATGAGTCCAGTTGGAGCATTCATTGGCTGAACACCAGCAAGGTCGTAAGCGACCAAGTTTGGCATTGATCTTCTAATCAAAGAGATTAGAACTGGGTCGAAACCAGCAACAGGTGAACTAGCACCAGCACTAAAGCCAGGATTGGCTGCAGACTGTGTACTTACTGTTGGGGCTTCTGAAAGGAATGATGCTTCCTCTCTTAAAAATCTTTCTTGGTTCTCGAGCAAGACAGCAGTAACCGCTTTTCGATGATTGTCCTTGATGTTATCAATTCCATCATGTTCTAAGAGTGGCTTCCACTTCTCTTGCAATTGTTCTGCATTGAACATTTGCGTTTTACCTAATAAGTTTACGTTTGATTAATTAACAAGTTGAGATTCAATTTTTAGTGGCATGAGATAGTGCCTGTATGTATGCTGACATTGCATCAGTTGTTGCTGGTGCAGCCGCATTTTCTTCGGTTAACACTTCTGTGTCACTTCTTTTTGGAGAAGTCTTGAAATATGACTCTTTTAAAGTCTCAAGCTTTTCCTTATAAGATTCTTCACTTTCAAACCCAACACCTTCGGCAAGGGAAGCGAGCTTCTCTTTCTGAGTGCTTGATAAGCCTTCAGAAACTTCAGAAACGATACCATCAGCTGTTGCCTCGGAGAGACTCTTAGTGATAGTTATATTCTTCTCGATCTGCTCGTTGAGTTTTGATTCCATTTCGTCAAGTTTGTCTACCATACTCTCAACGACATCATATTTATCTTCAGGGATTGATACATAATGTTCTTCAAAAAGACCTCGCATTCCTTCAAGGAATGATTCAGTCATCTCGGTTCTAATTCCACGCTCTACTTGTAGTGCGTTTTCTTGTAACCACTCATCTGCAACGTACTCTAAGTAAGAGTCAACACGTTCGATGAGTTCGTCTTTCATACCTTCGACCTCTTCTACGAGCTTTGCTTCGTAGTGAGCATCCATGGCTTCTCTAAGTTCGGTAACTTTAGATTTTAGAGCAGCCTCGAAAATTGTCTTAGCTTTCTCTCTAAACTCTTCGGAGAGTTCCTGACCACCGAGAAGTGCATTAACATCGTCATCGATGTCAACTTCATCAGTGATTTCAGGCAAAGCAGTAGTTTCTTCTACTGTCTCTTCCTCAGCGACCACTTCCTCTTCAGAAGTTTGATCCTCTGCAACAACCTCTTCCTCAGTTTCCACTTCCTCTTTTTTAACTTTGGACATGAAACCTTTTACGGATTTAAGATTTGCTGCATAAGCACCATCACCAGCTGGATCCTTTAATTTATTAGAATCGTCATCTGGTTTGCTATTTTCTGGAGTTGGGCCACCGAGATCCTCATAACTTACGCCTGCCATGGTTTGCATGGGTTCAGCGGGTTTAGCACCAGCGGTTACGGCGTTCTCCATTTCTTGTAAATTTTTCCCACGGGACATTTGAACTCTCCGAATTACCTTTTTGTATAATCTGTTTTTATTTATAATTTAAAGATTTGCTAAGAAATCTTGAAAGACGCTCAATTTTTGTTCGTCTAACTTGTTTTGATCAACTAATGTGTTAATCTGTTTGTAGGTCTTTGATGCAAGGCGTTC